TTCGTAATAAACTTCATAAGATTTGTCTAACCAATGTCGGTAATCGACGTGGTCTATTATTTCAGTGTGGATCGCTTTCATTCGTTTAATCATGACTAAAATCCCGTTTGTTGACTGAAACACTAAAATATGCGCTTATCGCATACTTGTCAACCTATACACATAAAAAAATCCCCGAGGGTCATAGGGGCGACGCCACGGGGATTTTCAGAGTCAACTACGGGAATAGTTGTATGTTGAAAGTCATGATAATGACTTATCAGATGATTGCAACCTTTTTCTTTCATTTTCTCGGGCAAGTTCACCGACTAGCCTTGCAAATTCACCAAGCTCCTCTCGGTTTGCAAGGTAGCCTCGCCCTCCAATACCCTCCATGCAGAGTGTGAAATTTTCATCGCGGACGATACCCGCTTTGTATGCGAGGTCATGAACAAGGTCAGACACTGTCTCTACCGCGCAAGGTTATCTCTAACCATATCGCTCGATCTTCAACCTTCTTCGCTTTCTTATATAGACGCTTGGCCTTGGCATTCAAGTAACCCAAGTACCAACGTTTAAGAGCGATCACGCTTTTTGACCCTAGACGGCGCGGTGTGTTCATATAAACCACGGATGGTTTTTTCTCTTTTACCAATTTTAGACTGCCGAACTTTTTCGCCGCGCCGCGCATTAATTCCATTATTGCCTTCAACATTTCTACAATTTAACTCCGCTACTAGCATGGATTTCTTTGGGCGATACGAAGTATCCAGAACATAATACTTGTTATTTTTATTTTTGAACATGCGGTGCGTGAGCCGTGATTCGTAAACTAGGAAGTCCAGTTCTTCCATTGCGTCCAGTGGATTGTCGAACAATGTTGCGCTAGTCATAGACGTTTATCCGACGGGGATCTTTCTTGTTTCCATACCGATGTTGCTTGTCGAAACCCTGTTCGATGTACGTTTCAAAGATCAGGCGCAGTTGTCCGGAGATAGTTCTGCCATCTTTCTGAGCTAGATTCTTAATTTCCTCGTATACGTCACGGGGAACAAGCACACTTTTCCAACGTTGTGTATCCATAGGCCCCTCCTTATCTGCGATTATATGCGAATCTATGCGAACATACAATAAAAAAGCCGCCCGAAGGCGGCTTCTTCTTAGTCTTCAAGCCGAATTCGCATCCTTTTAATTACTTCAAGAATGTTTAGACAGTCTGTATAGACTTCTTCCAACGGTTTCAGTTCTGCATACTCTTCCCAGATTGGTGGACCGAGGGGTAACCCGTCGGACGACGCTCCAGTCTGGTCAAGTGAACCGGCAATATCTTTTACTTTCTTCTCGATTTGATCGAGCCACATAATTTCTATATCCATGCTTATTTCCCCCTCTTGTCTTCAGTAACATCAAGCCACTGCTCACCAAGCATAAAAGGAATTTTTCTAGCAACTCCTTTTTCTGCCGGAGTCCAAGGCCACTCGTCAGGATCTTCAATCATGCTAGAGCCTGAACCCTCACTAAACACTTTTGTTAAAACACTCATTTCGGCATCGCTCAAGTTGATGCGATAACCTCTTTTTAGTCTTGTTACTTTCATTACTTTTCCCCTATTAAAAGTGCCGCCCCGAAGGGCGGCGGTTGATTTAACTTTGTTCTTGCTTCTCGCAAATGTCATGAACGCTTTGTATAAATTCTTTACAAGTCATCTTGCACCCTTCAAGTGCGGTCAACGCCGGTGAAATGGAGTTTTTAGTAACTTTAAATACTCCCACAGGCACTGGATTTTCGGTGTGCCACGAAAGGTGACCATAATCAGTACAATCTAGGTGATTGTAATCACCATACGCGCACCAGATTGCAAGCGGCTTGTTTTCAAACGAAGCTTCATAAGCATTCCGAATTGCAGTAATCGGATCTTGTCCGTATCCCCAAAACGTGACGGCAGTCTGTGGAAGAAATCCTACTGCCAAAAAAGTCTTCCCGTTTGATTGGACGAACTCATCCCTTTCATTGTCGTTCGACATGATAGTTAACTCCTGAATTGTTAAACAACATACAACTTAGAGCCAAGGCTATTGACTCTATTTTCACCATACAGCATGTATGCGATAAACGCAACCATTAAAGTTAAACCAATTTGGTATTAGTCCCATACCAATATGATATTGGTTTAATGCCGTATGCGATTTTAGCAATGTTATAATGACCTTTCCAAAAAGGAGAAACACAATGGAGATCATTACGGAAGTAATCGTTACCAACGAACTGCCAAGGATTGGATCGGGGTATCGATACATTCGAGCGAGAATGGGTAACAAATGGGTACACGTTACTGATCTCGATGGAGAGAACCGCTCCAAACTTTCGATGAAAGTATGGAATGGAATCAAGAAGGGCCGAATCATCGGCACTGATGATGCACTGAAAAGTCTGCGGAAAGCAGATCGCATGATGAACCGCAGACCCCGGCGCAAACTATAAGGAAAGGGTGACAAAATGAATCTTAATTTGACTGATAAAGAGTTGTCTCTGGTATTGACCGCATTGAGCAAAATTTGGTGGGAAGAAGAAGGACATCTTCCTAAAGATCAAACATCCAAAGCGACGGCTAAAAGAGTTGAGCGCAAAGTCCAAAGAGCGCAAGACCATCCAGAAACTTTGTTTGAATAAATAAAATCCTGGAATTTACTTTATAAAAAAGCCGCCCCGAGGGGCGGCATGATGAGAGAATAGTAGTCATGAAAAAAAGCAGTTGCTTACTCTGCCTCTCCCCAACTAGGGCCGATCTCGACATCGCACTTGTTGGGTACCTCTAACGGTACCGCAGATTCCATTATCTTTGCAATTTGCAATGCGTCATTTTTATCTTCTACGGACATCGCCAGTTCGTCGTGAACCTGTATTAACGGCAGTCGTCCCATCTTGTACAAGTTAACCATCGCCTGCTTGGTCATATCGGCCGCAGACGCTTGGATCAATCTGTTCAGCGCCTTGTACGTGTACGCTCGTTTCAGCCGCGTCGTATCGCCATATTCCTTCACGGCTTCACGGTAAGGCAAAGCCTTGTTCATAGAGAAGCTGTCTGGCTCCCACAGATCGAACCGACACTTGCGTCCTAGTAGAGATCGGATCGAGCCCGACGCATCCTTCTCGTTCAACCTGTTCATCACGCCCTGCATCAGACCTTTTACAAACGGCACCCGCTCGTGATACTGGTTAATCAGTTTCTTAGCTTCATCCACTGGAATATCCAACTGGTCGGATAGCTTATTGACTCCCATGCCGTACATCATGCCAAGGTTAATCGTCTTAGCCTGCTTACGGCCGATGTTAGCCATCTCAGCCACCATCGTATGAAAGTCAGTATCGGGCTCGTCGTTATATCGTTGTACGAAGTCTTTAGCCCCCTGTAGCGGGATCCCTCGTGCTTTGCCGTAGACGTGTGCGTAGTGAACCAAGATCCGTGGTTCCTGTTGCGAGAAATCTATTGCCGCCCACTGCTCACCCTCTTCCGGCAAAAACAGACTGCGAATCATTGGCCCCAGTTCTGGGTCGCGAGCCGGTATCTGTTGCAGATTGGGGTTGGCCATCGACAGACGGCCTGAGACTGTTCCGCCGGCATCGGATCGGTTCTGATTGATGTGTCCGTGAATGCGGCCGTCCTTGCCGCAATATTTTAAAATGTTATTAATAAACGTGCCTGACGTTTTGTTCAGGTTACGTGCTTCGACGATCAGCTTTGCGAAGGGGTGTTGTTGTTCTGCAAGGAACGTCTTCGTAAACGAAGGCGAGCCTTTCTCCGTTTTAGGATACGCAATCCCGATTTCGTCAAACGCTTTGGATAGTGATTGTGCCGCCCAGATTTCAACGTTGAACCCCGCTAGTTTTTTTATTTCTTTATGTACCTTGTTCTCGCGTTTTAGTAACGCGTCACGGGTACGCTCAGTTTTGTCCATATCTACCCGTACACCACGGTAGGTCATTTCGATCAGACAAGGCAGTAGGTCAAGTTCCAAGTTAACGATATCCCACAACCCCTCCTTGCCAACTTCCACGCTCATGTAATTCCAGAGTTCCAAAGTAAGCTTTGCGTCTACCTCGGCATACGGTCCAACATACATGGCCGGCATCTTCCACATCTCTGCTTTCGGGTCGAGCCCGAAGGTACGTGCCGCCTCCACCAGATCTTTTTCAGATTTAGTTTTGCCCAATAAATCAAAAGCCAGTGCATTGAGGCTATAGCTGAACCGGTTCTCGTCTAGCAGACTGCCGACTAGCATGGTGTCGATCAGCCGGCCATTGAGTGTGAAGCCTTCGCGCTTGATCCAACCGGCGTCATACTGCGCGTTGTGCATAATTTTGTCGCACGGCAGTTCAAAAACTTTTTGTAGCCACTTGCTTACAATTCTTTTGTCTAAATTACCCCCGCCTTTATGCCCTACAGGAATATAGCCAGACCAGTTCTCGGTCGCGACAGCGTAGCCAACGACTTCACCGTTACCTGTCGCCCAACCCGCGCCCATCATTTTAAGATCAGGGTCGCGTGTTTCGACGTCGATAGCGATCTGCTTGGCAGAACTCAGGTCGGGTAGCTCGGCCGGCGGCACCCATTCAGTCTTCGGCGTAAACATCGCCATTTGTAAGCTCATTCTTTATCCTTCATATCATCGACAGCGTCGAAAAAGTTATCTGCAATCTCGCCGCCTAAAGCCGCGTATCCCGCAATATCTGTCCAAGAGTCTCTATGATCGGGCACTCGGCACAAGCGGCTCATCTTGACTGCGATCATGCACAGCACCACCTCTTCTGGCCGCACGTCAACATCCAGAATTGCTGACCACATATCTGCAATGCGTTGATGATTGGTGAGCGGATCACCATAAACCTCGTCGCGTATCGCAGAAATCATTTCTTCTGCGTCTCTTAGCACCTCTTCGCGGTTCATAGCTCGTAACTCCTTGCTACGTCTTCTGGTTCAACAATAAACAGGTTTTCTCTGGCCCGTGTGACACCCACGTAAAACACGCGATGTAGATCGTCTGGATTGCTTCGTGCCGCCCTTTCTGCGGCTGGAGATAAATCTGTAAAAAGTACAACGTTATCTGCCTCACCACCCTTTGACCCGTGGATCGTGGACACCGTAATGCGGGGCTCGCCATTGAACTTCTCACCACGACGCAGTAACGCAATGATGTACGCACGATCTTGCTCCGGCAGTTTGTCCATTGCGACGTGCCAAATCATTTCTTTGTCAGCATTCAAGCCGTGATCCGCGATCAGTGTACTGAGGTCAACCAAATCCTCGTCCAGAACCGCAGGCAGTTTTTTAAACCCACGCGTGATGCGATCCTTCGCGCTCATAAAACTGTAGATGTTACGCGCTGTCTTGCCTGATACCTCACGGCCTTTGCGTAACGCTTCCCAACCGTTGACGGCGTCAGCCACCTTTTCAGAAATAGAACGGTGTCCGCGATAGTTAAACAGGTAGCCGTTTGACTTGAGGTCTTTAGCTACGGGCGTCAACTGATAGCCGGCCTGCGACAGTATGAGCCATGAGCCTTCCGCCATGTCTACACCGTCGATAGTCGATACACGAAGCACCTTGCCGCAATCTGCCTTGGGGTTATACCGTTTAGGAAACCGGCGTGAGATTCGTTTGCTAATGTTCTCAGCAACACTATGTACCTCCTGCGGTATTCGGAAGGACGTTTCTAGTATCTCAGAGCCACCGTCCAGATTAATGAAGTGATCGACGTCGGCCCCTGCCCAACGGTAAATAGCTTGGTCGTCATCCCCCGCGCAGTACATCTTATCGGACATATCGTCGAGAATATGAGCGATGTCCCATTGTAGCGGTGACAAGTCCTGCGCCTCGTCGAGAAACGTCAGCTTGAACCTATGCTTGAACGTCGGTGCCTGATGCACAAACAACTCAAGCATATCTGTGAAATCATGGAGCTTGTACATCTTCTTGTATTTACGCAATGACTCATCCACATAGCGGACGGTGTTCCAGTCTGTCTCTAGTTCGCTCTCGTTATATTGTTGACGCAGGTCAACCTTACGTAGTCGAGCTAAGTTAATCAGCCCAAGCAACGGGTCGGCCGTTTTAGCCAGTTCGATGAAATCATCGTCTATCTGATTCTGCCCAAATAGCTCCACGCCAATGGCATGACTCAGTTCTTTGTAATGTTCACGTTGCATGATCTGATTCGACTGTATGTCGGTCATGGCTAGCGCAAGCGAGTGAAGCGTCCGAAAGAACATTAGATCTTCTTTGGGATCGAGCCCAAAGCGATCAGCCGCACGTTCCTTGGCTTCAGTTGCCGCTTTCTTAGTAAACGCTAGAAAGGCTATTTCCTGTGGCTGTACACCAGATTCAAACGCTTTGTCTACCATGTTTAGCAGTGTCGTTGTTTTTCCGGTTCCCGGCGGCCCGAATATCCTGAACATTCCCATAGTCCTCTATGTTATTTTCTACTTTTTCAACAATTTGTCGCACACGCTCTCGGGACAGGCCCATACGTTTCCCTATGGCCACGAACGTCATGTAATACTTCGTTCTCATTTCCCAGATCTGATAATCTCTCTTTTTAATCTTCATTGTGTTCTACCCATTCTTCTAGTCCCTCGATACCCGATACTTTCTCAAGAAAGATCGGCGTGTATGAGCCCACATAAGCACCCATTACATTAAAATTCATATATTCGATAGCCTCCCAAAGTTCACAGTCTAAGTTTTTCTGCAAAACCTCTATCGACTTCTGTATGTCATACACCACAACGGTTGGTTCTCCACAACGGTGTGCAACGCCAATGATGGCATCATCAAGCCCATCTGCTTTCAGCATCTTTGTCAAAATGGTGTACCCTCCTGATTAAATTTAGGTTTGAGTTCAACGTCTGCCGAATCAAAACTTGGTATCGCCCACACCCGTACAGCCCGTCCTTTGATCTTGAGTACAGTGCTTTCCCCGCTTATGTCTCGTAAACGTTGCGCGATCTTATGTGACTTAAATTCAAAAAATTTATTCTTGCGTAGGTGCGCTTCAAAGTCTCGCAATCGAAAGTACGTGATGTTTGCGTCTTCATCTGTCCAAGGTCGGCGGAGCAATATCTCTTCTTTGTCCTGCGCTTGTTGTAGGTGACGGCAAAACTCTTCCAGATAGTCATAAAACTGTCCTGACGTGGAGGCATCCTGAGACACCTCCATAATGGCGCTCTCATTGTCCCGCATTTCACCCATTAGAGTGCTAATCCGGCTCTCCCAATTCTGTTTCGTGGTAGTCCGCGGCATGAAATTAAGCTGTTCCATACACGCTTTTTGAAAAGTTGCTTGCGATAGGAGCGCGTCAGTGTCGAGTTCCAAAGGCTCCCCGTTAATGTCCATAAACCAGACAGGCGGTGTCGAGTTGTATTTGCGGAGATTCGCAATCGCGGCACCCGACGCCGCCGTCGCAATACCGAACTTGCGCGTTTGGCAGAGGTCCTTGTTACAATGGGCACAGATCGGCGTGTCTGAACAGCGGTATGCGTAGTCTTTCTTTTCAAGTTGTTTGGCGACAATGTTGACTTCATTGAGCGGTAGGGGTGGTTCCAGATACTGGGCATTGTACTCAAGAATTTTGCTTTCCCATTCGTCGGGATGCGCTTTCCGTAGGTAGACCCCCAAATTAAATAGCCCATTATTTCTACCCCCTTCTGATATTTTTTCTTTACACAAATACTGTAAGCACGGCGGTCCATCTTTAACGATAA